AAAACACAATAAATCCTAAGATAAATGTGCCTACATCCATCATTTTAAACCGAGCCAAGTTAAAAAAGCACCTATAATTGCACCCAACGTAGTCCCTGTAGTTTTGATTGCAGTTATATTATTTTCTGCCTTTCTTAACCTTCCATTAACTCTCTCTAAATGATCGTGATTCGCATCTACTTTTTCTTTTATATATTCAAGATGAGTTAATACTTCATCTCTATATTCGTTAATTTTTTTATTCATCTTCTTTACAGTCGTCCCATTTTTTAAGGTCTAGCATAGGAAGTGGTTTTTCTATAATATGATCTTTTAATTTATCATTTTGTATAGCCACTTTATTGCCACCCTTTACATAAGGTTTGCCATCTACACAGCCTATTTCATATACAAATAAAATTGTTTTCCATAAACCCACTCTAACTACTCTAGCAGGTCTTCCGTCAAAATGTATTACATCGTCTGTATTTAAATCATCTCCAGCAAAAACTTTAATAGCTTCTATTGCTGTTTCTATGGTATTTCTACCAATTATAAAAAAGAAAGCAGCTATAGCCATCCAGCCATACTGACCTATTAATAACTCTATAGCTTCTTTGTCCATTATTCCTCATTAATTTTTTATCTGCTCCCATCAATTAACTCTCCCCATAAAGATGTTTTACCATTTATAATTTGTATTATATGCACAGTAAAAAGACCATTTTGGAAAAAATCCACAATAGCAAAAGCATGAGCCCAATTAATTCTTCTATTACCAAGCCATTCATTTTTAGCAGCCGACATATCTTTAAGACATCCAATAGACCAAGCTGATTTAGCACCATCCATGTGAGTTGCAGAAATCTGCTGAAGATCGTGCCAATGACCATACATTATATTGCATCCTAATTTTCTTAAATGGTTGGAAGTATGATATTGACCACCATATTGATGACCATGATAAAAATATAATTTTCCAATTTTAAGATGTTTACCCATCGGATAATATGTATATCCTCTTTCTTTAAGGTTTACTGCATTGGGAAATTTATACTGAGGTATGTAAGGATATTTCCCAACAGCCATGTTGAGCCAATTGTCGTGATTTCCTTCAGTTATATATTTCTTACTGCAGTTTGCCTTGTCTAAAGATTCATCTACAATATCCATGCAATCATTAACATCTTTAACATCTTTGTCAAATTCCTCTGTTAAAAACTCTAACGGAGGAGCTTTTTTATGTTTATACTTCCAATGTGAAAAAGCCTCCCACTCCCCTATATCGCCCAAATCAATATATATATCTGGCTTAACAATTTCTATTGTTTTACATAATACATTTATTGCTTTGGAGTCGTGTAAAGGAAAATGCTTATCAGGGGTTACTATTGCTCTGTTAACTACACCCCTATCTTTCAAAGCCATAAAATTCCCTTTTATTTTTTGAAATAATTTAGTATAGAAAATACTATTTTCCTAATTTGCCTAAATAGATTTTATTATTTTGCTAAGCTCTTTAGCTCTTGCAGGAGTTTGTTTTGCCCATAATGAATCTAACATCTCTGCAGATGCTTCTTCATATTGTTCTGTTTCTAAATAGTATATTGTTTTTTTAAATTTAGAAAATCCTGAAACACCAAGCTGGTAGCACATATTAGTAACAACATCTTTAACTACTTTATCACTATTAATCCACCATGCAAATGTTGATGCTATTCTTTCTTGAAGTTTTTTTATTTTTCGTATAAGTATAAGTTCTGCTATATCTTCATCTAATTCTAAATCTTTTACAGCAAAGCCGTAACCTATAGTATCATATCCTTGTGAGCATTGATAAACAGAAGATCTAAAACCTTCGTGTTTTTTTATTTCATTTATCAGCTTCATCTGAAATCATTTTATTGTCAACAAGTATATTCTTTTTGCCAAAAATTTTATCATAATTCTTTTTATATTGCTTGTCTTGCAAGTCTATTCTAAGCCAATCGCCTTTTCCACAACCAGTAAGGTCACCTTTTTTGCGAATTACTCTATTTTGCCCTGTGACTGAATTAGGATTTTCAACCATTATTTTTTAGCTTTCTTTTTAGAAGCCTCTTTATAAGGAGTTGCATCACTTCTACTTTGACATCTATACCAACCTTGTGTTTCTAATTGTTTTATAACATCAGGAGAAGCATCTTTAACTCCTCTAATAAATCCTTGTGTAGGATGTTTCATATAATTATAAGCCATTTTTTCTCCAATTTAATAGGGGAAGCACAAAGTCTTCCCCTATATTATTAATTAACTACTACTTACTACGGATTAACTAAGTTTAATCCCATTAAGTGTCCTGACTCATCTACTAATTTAGCACCATAAATCATATCGGCAACTACTTTAGTACCAAGATATTCAACATCATATTGAGCTTGAACTCTTACATCTTGTTGAGCAGCAAAAACACAAGCATCAGAACGATAAACAGCACCAACTTTAGTGCCGTCAGTTCCAGATGAAGAAATAGCACGAGAATAGAAAACATCCATGCCGTAAATTAAACCAACAGCACCTGTTCTAAGACCACTTCCTTCTCCAACTGCATCTTGTCTAATGAAGTATTGTGCAATACCACCACTAGGATTAAGCATATCAGATAGTATGTTATTGTTAACAGCCATTGAGCAATCATTAGGATCTATATCCATAGAATAAAGATTGTTTAAGATTGCTTCTAAATCGTCAGCTTGAACTCTATTGTCTGCAGCTAAATCTTGACCTGTTTGAAAGCCATCAAGCTCTGCCCAAATGTCATCTTCAACTGTTCTAGCAAGCTGCTCGCCAAACATTTTTGTGTATTTTGAAATTAATTCAGAATTAGATTGAATTAATGCCATATCTTCAAAAATATTAGCAAGATATTTATGTTTATCAATAGATAAAGAAACTTTACTTTCAGTTCCTGAAGCAGAAAAAGTTACTGCTGTTGAAACTGATTTAGTTTCTGTTCCGTCTATTGCAATTTTAGGGATATGAACGGTGTCCCCTGCACCTTTTACTAATGCTGAGTAATCATCTACAGATCCTCTTAGCTTTAATTTAGCCATAAAGAATTTGTAAATAGGTTCAGCCCATAATTCAGGTATAAAATTAGCACCTGTGGTTGTATCTAAATAAGCCATTTTTAATTTCTCCTATTGAGTTTTAACATTAGCTTTGCTTCTTGCTATTGCATCTTTAACTATATCATCCCAATTTTCTCTAAGTTCAGATTGAGATAATTTAGTCCAATCTTTTGGAGGAGTTTTATAATCCTTCCTAGAATGTCCTGCAACTTCAGGAGCATTAGCCTTTGTGTTATTAATTTTATTAGTAACGTATTTAAGAGTATCTAAATCTAGCTTAGATAAAGATTCTCTTTCATCTTCAGGATGGTTCTCTAGTAGAGATGCTCTTTTAGCTTTTTCATAATTAGTCCACTTTTCAGCATCGGAAGCTAAACTTTCGACTTTAGAAGAAGCCTGTTCATATAAGGTTTTAAATTCTTCTTTTTCTTTAAGCTTACTTTCTTCTGCTTTAGCAAGTTTACTTTCATATTCTGCTAAACGAGCTTCAGCATCCTGAGCTCTTTTTCTATACTTTTTGCTTTCTGCAATATACTGCTCATTAGAGCTATCTTGAGTAGTTTCTTTAGCAGGAGTTTCACTAACTGTTTCTTCAACTGCTGGTATTTTTTCTTCGGACATACTGCCCCCTTTTTGTATTAAAAGTAAATGTATTTTGACAAATTTTGCAAAATACTTATAGATAACTTAAATTAATTATAGGTAATAATGCAAATTTTTGAATAATTCACTTACAGAATATAAACAAAAGTGGTTTGATTTCATGGAGTATAAACCACACCTAGGTCAAGGCAAGTTGCATTTTCCTAAGAAGGACACAGCAAGGTTTTTTGTCATGGTTTGCGGAAGAAGATTTGGGAAAACAACTGCATCTGCAATGGAAGCTACTTATTATGCATCTCAACCTAATAAAAGAATATGGCTTGTAGGATTATCTTACGATAAAGCTGATTTAATGTTTAGAGAAATATGGCAAAAAATGGTAATCGGACATCAAAACGATATTATTAGAGCCTCAGAAAAAGAAAGAATTATAAAATTTAAGTGGGGAACTGTAGTCGAGGCTAAATCTGCTGACAACCCAGACTCTTTAGTTGGAGAAGGTTTAGATTTACTTATAATTGACGAGGCAGCTAAAGTTAAAAGAAAGATTTGGGATATGTATTTATCGCCCACTCTATCTGACCGTAAAGGGAAGGCTATATTTATCACGACACCAGAAGGTTTTAATTGGGTGTATGATTTGTATCTCCTTGGTAAAGATGATGAATTATGGGAATCCCATCAAGCTCCCTCGTGGGATAACCATTTTGCCTTCCCTGACGGTAAAACAGATCAGTTTCTTCTTGAAAGAAAAAGAAATATGGCTAAAGAAGTATATGACCAAGAATATGGGGCTAAATTTACTTCTTTTGCTGGGAGAGTATATCCTTTTGAAAGAGAATTAGATGTAGGTAGGTTTCCTTATAATCCTAACTTTCCTACTTTTTGTAGTATAGATTTTGGTTATCGTATGCCAGCAGTTGGATGGTTTCAAATTTATAGAGTTGGAGGGTTTTGGCATATAAACATGATAGATGAAATTATACATAAGACTAATATTAAGACAGATGTGTTAGCTGAGAGAATATTAGCAAAAAAATACAATGTTAGACGATATTTTGGCGATCCTGCTGGTATGCAGGCTCAAGGGCAGTCAGGATTAGGCGATATTGAGATATTTAGACGAAAAGGTATAAAAATATATACAAAAAGGGATAAAACATCAAGAAATATAGTTTCTGGAGTATCTCATGTAAGAGGTTTCATAGAAACTGCTGATAATCAGCGATTTTTTCATGTAAATGAGAAATGCACAGGAATTATGACAGATTTAGAAAATTATCGTTATCCAGAACCAAAAGAAGGATCAGATTTAAAGCCAGAGCCAGTAAAAGATGGCTATCACGACCATGGATGCGATATGATAAGATATTTTTTTATAAACCAGTTTCCAATTAAAAACAGAGAATTTAAAGTGAGGACAAGATGATTTACGAAAATAATACAACAGTAGAAGAAATAATAGAACAATCTGTAAAAGATTCTAAATTATTAACCCAAAAAGCAAGGAGAGATTGGGTTAGAAGGATGTTAAACTATTATGGAGGCAATGGAACTAATCAATATATTGAAGATTATTTTAGTTCTGCTGCTTTCAGAGAAATTCCATGCTATAATGCTAATTTTACAAGAAGATTTATTAATAAAATGAGCAGAATATATACAGTCGGAGCTTCTCGTAACGTAAATAATCAATATGACCAACTTACAATAAAAAAAGATGCAAGATTTAAGCATATTGAAAGAATGACTCGTTTAATGGGGACAGTTGCGACTCAAGTTATATATAAAGAGCATAATGATATGCCTTATTTTGATTATAGACCTGTTTATTATTTTGATGTATATTTATCAGATCCTTTTACTCCATCTGCTATAGTGTATCCTTTGTTAATGCAAACTAATGATGTATCTGCTATAGAAAAGTGTGAATGGGCTTATTGGGATGAGTCAGTTCATATACATTACGATGAAGATGGCAATATTTTGGACGAATATGAGCATGGATACGGCGTTCTTCCTTTTGTGTTTACTCACAGAGAAGAACAAATAGATGAATTTTTTGTGGACGGAGCAAATGACATTGTTGATTGCAACGAGCAAGTTAATATTGCAATGACAGAAATGCAACTAGGTTTAAGGTTTCAAATGTTTGGTCAACCATTTATGACTGGAGTTGATAGCGATAAAAGAATAGAAAGAGCAGGATCTGACCAGATTATAGATCTTCCAGAGGGTGCTACTTTCGGAATTGTATCTCCACAAGGCAATATTGAGTCAGTTATTGAGAATATTAAGTTCCAAGTTGATTTAGTTGCTCAAAATAACCACTTATATGTGCAATTTGCACAAGACGGAGGAGAAACTCCTTCAGGTATAGCACTTAAAATCAAAGACTTAGAAAGAT